AGTATCCGTGCTAAAAGCTTTCAGTATACGATAATTACTGACCAGGACAATGTCCATGCAATCTGTTGTTGAGTTCACTCCGATGGATGCGAAAGAAGCAGTTGAGAGCTGCAAAGGCTCTGCTCGTGGGGCTTCGTTGACACGAGGGGGCAAGTCGAAGCGACGACGACGGCGACGTAAGAAGTCTGTCATACCGCTCGATATTGCCATACCCCATGAAGAAAAGGGATACCTTGTGGAAGAGGGTGACCTGGAATTCATGGAGGTAAAGTCTCCACTAATAGTGGAGCAAAAACAAAAGAAGAAGAAGAAAACTAAGGTATTTGCACCAGCCATCAAACAAGCTTTCATCCGTGATGATGGTTCAGCAGATTCGTTACATCATGAAGTTTCTTATCACATTCCAAAATCTTCTTTTTACAATAAGCACAAGGTTGAAATCTTAAATAGACATCATCCGTGCGTGTTGAGTGACGTGTTCGATTACGGTTCGTATAATGAACACCCTCTCTGTGCTGCTTTTCGAAGTATTGCAGAAGCTCATGTCATATCCCAAATAAGATATGATATGGCTGCTCACAATTTGTATTCTGGGAAGATATGTGATGTCGGTGGTTCTGTCAACCGCCATTTTAATAATAAGAAACGGAAATTCATTCATTCTTGCGTTCCAACTTTTGAAGCCAAAGACTTGATGAGGAAATTTGCTCTGAAGGGGACAAACTATTGTCACCATAGATGGGAAGATTGTAATTGTCATAACTTTTCGGCTTCTATGTCAGTCCACTCACTATATTATGTTGAGCCCGAAGACATCCTGAGGAAGTTATTAGAACAGGAGATTCCCGTTCATTACGCCGTCATACACCGTTATTTTAATACTGTAGGCGAGCTAATGGATGGTGAAATGTCTTATTCATGCTCCAATGGGAAAGTCCGTGTTGTTGCAAAGGGTAATCATCAACCATATATACATAGTGACATGCAGTGGTTAAATGAAGAAAGTTATGTGTCGAATAACGGCACATTAGTGTGGGAGTTGGAGAGAAGGTTTGAAGATGTGTATGTTTATAGGTTTAATGCAACCGCATCTCTAATAGCTAAGAAAGATGTATTGGAAGTTGAGAAGGAAGGATTCGACAAGGCACCTTATGAGGATGCAATCAAGTTGTCATTGCGGCTTGGGCGTCCAATTAATAAGAAGAGCCGCGAATCGTTTCTGGATCGTTTAACTAGACAAGGCATAGCTAGGGGTTTGGATCATGAGACACTCATTAGATTGGGTGACGAGTATTATATGAATCTGAAACCGGTTCTTAGCATACCATCGTGGAAAACAAGGTTTAATGCAGTTTTCCATAATAGGGCTTTAGAGTTTGTGTTACCAAGTGCACCTTGGGCATGGTTGACTTTACTTTTGAGTGTTATATTCGCTACGGGATTATATTGTGTTTCCAATGATGTTGATTTGGATTACAGAGCCACCCTAGTGTTATGTCTCGCTCTGCCACTCGTGGTATTGATCAAGAAATTTACGCAGCTCGGGAGCGAGTGTGTGATGCATACTGATCTACCGCTATCACTTAAAGATAATTTAAAGTGGCGTGTGAAGTTATTCGACTACTGTGCTAAAGATTGTGAACTAAGGGAGTTATCAGAAAGGAAGGTCATCAAGTTTAAACATCCTGTTATAGACGAGTGTGACTGTGTGCCTGGATTAAGGGCATACCCTATGGTTTACAACCCCGACTTTGTACCGATGATACCACGACGATGCGACCATAATTATTATGCGACAATTCGTCATAAGGTGTTGGCTGAAACAAAGGAGGACGTGGATTTCAATCTCACTCTACCTAAGGAGCTGATTGAAGTTGCTAAATTGATTGACATAGTACCACTAAGTTGGGAAGAATGGGTTAGTAGGTTCCCACCTGCTAAGGAGGCGCGACTTCGTCGAGAGATGGAGGAGCTTAGGGATGAGTGTTTCACTGATGAAACATGGAATGCATCCAAATTATTCCTCAAGGCTGAGTTTTACCCTGAGGTTAAGCCCCCAAGGCCCATACATTCATCTAACGTAGTGTTGAACTTTTCCGTTGGCCGTTGGTTAATACCCATCGGTGAGCAGATGCCTAGTTTACTACCTGACTGGATCGAGTTTCCAGTTCACGCTGACTCCTTAGAAATAGGTGAGTTCTATAATAACCAAAAGACTAATGCACGTCTGGCTACTAGTGATTTTTCACAGTATGATTCAACTCAGCGTGCTGAAGCCCTTTTGATGATTGTTGAGTTTTTCCGTTTATGCGGAGTTCCTGAAAATGTTTGTAAATTGATGGAACTAGACACTTCGAGCATCAGAGTTTCTACCCGTAAGGGGTTTAGTTACACCTGTAGGGGTTTGAGGTTAAGTGGACGTTCGGAGACTTTGCTTGGTAACACGGTCTTGACTCTTGCTATATTTTTACATGTTGCGAGGCCATACCTTAAAGCAATCCTAGTCAAAGGAGACGACGCTGTATTGTTCCTGAAACCTGATAGCCCGGCATCCGTCACTGATATTATCAGAGAAGACGTTGACGCATTGGGATTTATCACGAAGATTCATGAATCAGATGAATACGATACAGAGTTTTGTTCCTCCTATTTCCTACCATGTTTACATGACGATCGAGAAACATTTTGCTTAGTGCCGAAACCTGGTAAAATGTTAGCCAAGACTTTTTGGTGTAAAAATACGCAATTCAATGAGGAACAGGTTAAAGACCAGTTTGTTGGGATACTGAAAGGTATGCGCCATACTCTGGCTCTGGTTCCTGGAGTTAATAGGGTTTTTGAACACCCGCTGTATTTGAATCGATTCGAACGTGTCGACATGTACCGACAGGCTTATAACGAGTATACTGATTCGGAAGTTGATGTTTGTGATGCTACCTGGTTATGGATGTGCACCAAATATGATGTTTCTGTTGAACAGTTGCTTGAATTAGGTCAGGAGATGAATTCTCACTCATTTCCTATTAGGGTTACCTCAATCGCTGCGTATCGAATGATGGAGACAGATTGGGGAGTTCAGAATCCTAGTGAATTGTTGGTTGAAGAGGAGATAGTTGAGAAGGATCATGGGTCTGACATGCCCACGATCGCTACCTTCGTTCTTTTGGAGGAGATTGCACGTTATGCGTTTCCCGTGATGTTTTCCATAATGGCTGGTGCGACTGAATATTGGTGCACTGGTAATGTGATGAATTTAATAATGCATTTGTTGTTAGGTATATTGAATGTTCAGGGCTTACATTGGCTTGCCATTCTTGTACACTTGTGTTATAATTTAAAGTCCGCGGCTTTAAATAGACTAAGTTTATTTCACACAGTTATCTCAAGTAAATTTAATTACTTGATTGAGAAGCGAAAAATGGTAAAACAGAAAACACGGAGAAGGCGCCGTAGAAGCAGAAAGAAGAAAAGTGGTTTGAACAGCAAAGTGCGACAAGTTTCGATGCTGATAGCAGATCCTTGCAATTCTGATCTTGGAGATGGTATTTATCCCATGAACGAAGGTATAGTTCAGGGATTCCAAACCAGGTTAGAAATTCCCGCAGATAATGACTACACATGTGGGTTTGTGTTGTGGGATCCAGCCTATGTTTCAGACATACAAAATCATTTCAACTGCATTCTATTCACTACACCATCAGCTACGACACCGATAATTAATTCAACTGCCAACCCTTGTGGAACTGGGAGTGATACCACAGATGTGGAAGGGATGTCATTGCAGGTGGGTGGCGGTCCTTGGGCGGGTGATTCTGCCATTTGTGCCGGTACCAGAACTCACGCAGCATGTCTTCAGCTATTTTACTACGGTAGAATGGATGAGACAGCCGGTGAGATAGGATTTGTCGAAAACATGCCCGCTGAGCTTTTGCTAGGCAGTGGATCAGGCGACAACCTTACGGTGCAGGAACTAATGCAGTATTGTACCAAGACGCAGCGTGTTTCTTTGGATGGATCAGAGGTTACTTGGAGACCTCGTGATGGGTGTCAATATTTTCGAGACCAACAGGAAGGGCCTTATGTTTTGGGTGTTCCTACTTCAACTTACACGGCTATATCAGAACGTGCTGACCTATTTGGACCGAGACTTTGCGGTTTCGTTCTTAGGGATGTCGGTGATATATCCAATTTCTCATTTGTTTTCAGGCAAATAATAGAATGGCGGCCTAGAGCTGCCACGGGTTTGCTAGGTGTAGTCCCTAGAACAGTTAACCCTGAAGGCATTATGGAGAGAGCTCTCGATTATTTGGACAAAAATTACCCCGGGTGGAGTACTACACTCTACAAAGCGTCCAGCGTGGTTGCTAACATAGCGAAAGCAGCCTATTCAGGAAACTTCTAACTAATTTTGGATTAGAAGTTCCAC